CAAATATAAGATTCAAGTGTAAAGGTATTGATATTTTATCAAATGAATTTAAATGTTGTCAATCATATATGAATTTATAAATAGATAAAAGTTTTATATCACATAATAATTTAATATTTTGGAAAATAGATTGTAAAAATAGAACTAAATTATCATTTACGAATAAAAACAATTCAAAATATATTACATCTCAAGAAAATGAGATTTTATAAGACATAATTAAAAATGATTGTACTTCTATATTATTTTCTTCTGATAAAATATCTAAATTTATAGATATTTATACAAAAAATAATTATTATTATTTTCAATTTCAATTAAAAGAAAATATGTTTAATAATTGTAATTCCATTGATTCAAGAAAAGAATTTATAACTATTTTTAGTAAACATAAGAATAATGTAATTTATTTAAAAAATTTGTATCAAATGAATATCAATTCTGTTGAAAGAAATTTTAGTTTATTATATAAAAATTATAATTTTCAATGTAATCATAATTTTACTGATACTCAAAAATTCGTTCAAAAATTGTTATTTAAATAGAAATCAAAATCTAAAATGTTTTTATATTTGTGGAACGATTACAAACATTTATAATAATATTGTATCAACTGGCATTTATAAAAAAAATATTCAAAACTTATGAGTAATACAAGTATTTAATAATTTTATTCTAAAAATAGGTATATTTCCTTATAAATTTTTATTTATTTATAAAAAAATGATTATTTAATATTATAATCTATCATTTTATAGAAATTAGCATTTATAAATATTGTAATTTATAAATATTGATTATTTAATATTAATTTATAATGATGTTTACAGATATGGATTGCCCCATTTGTTTCAATCAAATTCAAGCGTCTCAAATGGTGATTACTTCTTGTAATCATCATTTTTGTCAACAATGTCTTCAAGAATGGTTATTTAATCATAACACGTGTCCAATTTGTAGACTTAATATTGAAACATCACTTTTATTTGAAAATTCTAATGACATTAATGATTTAAATATGGAAGAAAATAATCTAAATATAAATAATCAAGATATAAATGATCATTTAAATCAATACATAAATGATCATTTACATTTAAATCTTAATGATACACATATAATTAATCAAATAATAAATAATTTAAGAAATTGTTTAATGATGAATGATCTTGAAGAATTTGAAAATATGTTAATTTTTATTTATGAACATAATTTAATCAATACTGTTGAAATATTAAATAATTTAAATAATATAAATAATATAAATATTAACTCTTTCTTTTCATTAGTCCATTCTTATGATAGAATTTATAATCATTAAAAAATTTTATTGAAATATTTATTAATTTTTAAATTATAAGAAAATTATGAATTAATTAAATAGTCCAAAAACATTATTTTGATTATATTTAGGAAAATAGTATATTAAGTCAAGATTGAATTTTTTTATAAAATTTTAAAAAAAGTTATTTTAGAATCATAAATGATAATTAAGTAAGAAATTATATAAAATTTTAATTAAATTATAATCAAATATTGATACAATTAATTTAAAATTCAAATGAATTAAATTGTTAATGACTACTATTCCAATTACAAATTACCAACCAATTATTAATAAAAGAGGAGAATTTATAGATGATATAGAAGGGATTGATACTCATCCCAATTTAACTCAATTTATATGTCCTTGTCATGATAAAATATTAACTAGTCGTGGTGTTTGAAAAATCATTTAAAAAGTAATAAACATCAAATTTATTTACAACGTTTAAATAATCATCATAATGATATATTAACAAAAGTCGGAGAATTAAAAGAGACTGAAATTTATCTTAGAAGAGAAAATAATAAATTGAGAAATATTATTGATAAACAAAATTTACTAATACAAGATTTAAATTCAGTCATTCAAAAAATATCTAATTCAAATAATTTAGATTAATTATATAAAAAAATAAATTTTAATTTAATATTAATTATAGAGACATGAAATTATTTGAATGGAATTATAATGATTATTCTCAATATGTCTCTGGAAATCCAAAAATAAATGGATTTAGTCGTTATATTAATGATAAATTAATTATTTATAATAATTTAATAAATAATTATACTACTAATTTACTAATTAATACAGATTATAATATAATTGATAAAAAATTAATAAATTTAATAGAAACATATACATTTACTACATTTAAAGATAATAAAACATTAGGAATTATTAATTTTTCTGTATCTTATACTCAAATAATTGATGTAATTGATCCTACAAAGACAACCACTAAAAAAATAGAATTTAATATTGCATATTCAACTGGTATATATAAAAAATATTCTAAAATGATTGGTGTTATTGAATTTAATAATGAAACCGGAAATAGAATATTATCTTTATCTTGTTGTTTTTCATAATAAATTTATTTAAATTTATAAATTTATAAATAAAAATGTTCATTTTAGAAGATATTTATATCATTGTTAAAACATTTTATGAATTTATTTATGATAATATAGAAATTTATAATAGTCATCATGGTGAAATGATTTTTATTGGTCATGATTAGATATATTCATGATGATTTAAAAAATCTTGTGAATTTGGTCTAATATATTAACAGTTGAGTTTGTATAATTCCATTTATTTACAAGATACAATATGTATGAATCATATATAACAGTATCACCAAATAAAACCCATCGATTATCTTGACATTCATAAATATGAGGAAATATTATTATAAATTTTAATGTTTCTTGTAAATGATCTAAATCATCTCGTTTATGTCTTTGTTGTTTTTGAGATGGTTGATTTTTTCCATATGCTAAATGCAAACTAAATTCAAAGTGTATTCCAACTAAAAATTTCTGACTTTCTCCTTCTTTTTTTTTAGAGGGAAATAAACATAATTTCTGTATATAACAATGACAATGATTTATAACCCTATTATCTATATTTTGAAAGTCATTTTTTAGAGATGTAGGTATGTAATCTACTGGATGTATTACACCATTTAATGTATATCCTTTTGAAAATCCAATATTATTTAAATCTTGTAAAGATAGTTTATAATAAGAATTCAAACTGGGATCTCCTGGAAAATTACTAAAATTTAATGGTCTTTTTTCAAGATAAAAATAATCAAGGATTCTTGTTACATTCATCATTGTATCAAAACAAACAATTGGAATTCTTTTATCAATTGTTTGTACATTTACATCATATTCTTTTATTTCTTTTTTAAAAGTATAATCTCTGAAATTATATTTTAATATAAATTCCAAGTCTGGATATTGTGTTGTAAAATTTTTAATCCTTTGGTTTTTTATCTTACGCTGTTGTTGTTGTGAACTCATTTTTATTTTTTAAAAATAAAAATTATTTATTCATATTATAATAAATTAATAAAGATATTAAATAGATTTTTTATATAAAATAGTTCCACCGTGATAATGTAAATTAATATTCGAATTTAAAATTTCATCTAAAGAAAATAAATATTGAAATATACGTCCAACGGTATCAGTACATTCTAAATAAAATTTATCATATTTTAAATGGGATGGCATTAAATATCCATTTTCATCAGTGACTTGTAAATATTCAAAATATTGATCATCATAAAATAGTTTAATTAATATAATATTATATCTAAAATTTCTAGGATGTATAGTTAAATAATATTCATTATAATAATATTTAAATTTTTTTTTGGTAAATAAATAATTAGGATTGTGACAAGGTATAGAAGAACAAAATAAAAATTCATTATATTCTCCATCTAAAAATGGACATGGATGCTCAATATAATTAATTAAATAATTATTTTGTATAGGATCTTTTTTTAAATAAGTATTTAATAAAAAAATATCATAATCAGGAACAATATCAATAACAATACCGATAAATTGATTATAAATGACTCTATTATTTTTACGTTCAATGGTTAAATTATTATTTAAATAAATTTTATCGAAATCGTTTTCTAAATTAATTAAAATACAAGAACCACAATTAAAAGGAAAATTTCTTCCAACAGAAATTGTAAATTTTATTCTTTCATCTCTATACATTTTAATACCATGAGATGTCTGTCTTGAATTAGATTCATTACCATGAAATAAACAATTACCTACAAAATTATAATCTAAAGAATGAATAGTAGCATTAGTAATATATTTTATAGCTCTTGTATAATGAAAAAAAAAAATAATAATAATATAAGTAATCATTTAATTAAAAACAATTTAAATTTTCAATTGTTTTTATTTTTTTGTAATCCTAAAAACACCATATATCCATAATCTAAATATTCTACATTCTTCTAATGTTAAAATAATACCAGTATATCCATCTCTAGAATAGGGAAAATGTAATTTTAAAAAAAGAGGAAATATTGATTGTTCAATAGTAGATATAGAATTTATTTCTATTGTTTCCGATGTTATTCTACCATCATTCCATAATATATATATATTATTATTTTTATTTTTTAAATCAATAAGTTTAATATTATGAGCTTCTTTTGCCATGGTTTCTGTTTTTATTTTTAAATCATTAAAATTCATTTTTACAGATTCTTGATACATATTTTCATCTTGACATTGTTGAATCAGTGATAATTTCATAATAATTCCTAAAGAACAAAGAAAAAATTAATTTTTAGTAAATAATAAAATTATTATTGATATGTGGAATTATAATTATTAATATTATAATAAAAAAATTATAAATAAATCATTTTTTATTAATAATAATAAAAATTTGAATTGATATTTATAAAAATGATAAAATAAATTAAAAAGTATTAATTTAAATTAAATATATATAATTTTCAAGATATCAAATGGATTATTATTTTTATGAAAAACAATTCGGTATTTCTAATATTAAAAAGATTTATCAACATTTAAAAAAAGATTTATCAAAGAAAATTGAGATTCTACCACTTGAATTTGATTCATCAGCATTTAGAATTAATTTAAATATAAGATATTTTCAATTATCAATCGCATATCCATTAGGTATGAGATATAGTTATTGTGAAACGGCTTTATGTTATAATAATCCTGAATTAATTAGAGGAACTTTAATATATATAGATTATTTAGGATATGAAGATATAAAAAGATTTGATTCTCATTCTAAATTATTGAATGAAATATATAGATTATATTTTGAATTTGAAAAAATTAAAAATACTTTTAGAAAAGCAATCTATAGATATAGAGCAAAAAAATATATTCAAACATTTATTTTAGAATATAAAGATCATTTTATGGCAAGACCTTTTGGTAAATTATATTATCAATCACTAAAAAACTTTCAAACAATTTCAGATACTAATTATTAATAAATTATAAATAAATTATAAATAAATTATAAATAAATCATAAAACAATTATAATATTTTATCATAATTAAATCGATTCTAAATATATCCATTCATCAATATTATATATATTACTTAAACGAGTTATACGTAAAGGATTAAAAATATATTCATTTAATTCTTTTAAAAATTCTTGATTTTGTTTCATCATTTTAGTTTTGTTTAATTTAAAAAATAGATGCATTGAATTGAAATTACGTGCCATTTCAATCCAATTTATTTTATCTAAATTTTTTTCTAATAATGAAATAGCATTTAAATTAGAAGATAAATTACACCAATTAATATTTTCTGGATATTTTTCTAATAAATGAATTGCATTCGGATTTAAAGATAGATTAGACCAATCAATTTTATTTATATGTTGTTCTAATAAATGA